ATCCCGTCGAGTACACAGACACCGGCTCAAAAAAGTCCGGCATCGTGACCACACTGGAGAGCCTTCGGAAAGACATCCTTGCCTACCAGAAAGAGCTTGGCCTGACTCCTATGGCCATTAAGCGTCTGGACCAGCAAGAGCAGCTGCCGAAGTCGTCCGTGCTGGCTGACGCGCTCAGGAAGCTGGATGCCGGATGACGATCAAAGGCAAGTATGCCAAGGAAGTCATGGCCTATGTGGACGGCGTGATCTCCGGCGAAATTATCGCAAACCATGACCGGGTCCTTGGCTGTGAGCGTTTCAAACGTATGCTGGGTGATCCGCGCTATGTCTGGAATCCTCATGACGCTGACTTTGTGATCGGGATCATTGAGTCCACCTGGGCACAGCGTCAGGGTGAGGCTCTGGATGGTACGCCTCTGCGGGGCAAGCCACTGAAACTGCTCCCTTGGCAAAAATTCGTGTGCTACGGCATGCTGGGCTTCTGGCAGCCAGGCGGTGAGCTGCAGGTCGTGACAGAGGCGCTCATCTTCCTGCCCAGGAAAAACGGTAAGACTGCCTTTGTGGCTGCTCTCGCTTTTGCTTTGGCTCTCCTGCAGCGAGCGTCCGGCTCTGTGGTGTATGTCGTGGGCGCGGCACTCAAGCAGGCGAAGGAAACCTTCGACAGCTGGAAGTACAACATTACAAAGCATCTGTACGCCTCGGAAGCGGATGCTAAGAAGGACGGCTGGCGTGTTCTGGACAACAACATCGATCATAAGATTGAGTGTGCGGACATCGCCGGCGGCTCCATCAGCCTGAATGCTCTGGCCAGCAATCCCGACGGACAGGACTCATTTAACTGCAACGTAGTGATTGCGGATGAAGGGCACGCCTACAAAACTCCGAAGCAGTACAACATTCTGAAAGAAGCCACGGCGGCCTACAGTAACAAGAAGGTCATTATGATCACGACTGCCGGCGATGACGGGAACGGGTTCCTGGCCCACCGGCTTGAGTATGCGCGTAAGGTCCTTAATGGGACTGTCGAAGATGACAGTCTTTTTCTTTTCCTGTGCTGCGCGGATCCCGATCCGGAGACTGGCGAGATCGATTTCACGAATCCCCGTGTGCATCAGATGGCCAATCCTTCCTATGGCGAGACGATCCGGCCCAATGACATCATGAATGATGCCATGCAGGCCCTGCACGATCCTCAGCAGCGTAAAGACTTCTTCGCAAAGAAGCTGAATGTCTTTGTGAGCAGCCGGAAGGCCTACTTCGACATCGAGAAGTTTAGAGCCAGTAATGCTCAGGCTGGTGCAGAGCTGGGTATCGATCCGGAATGGCCGCTGGAACGCAAGCTCAAGAAGCTGGCTGCTTTACCTGGTGTGAAGTGGTACGGCGGCGCTGACTTGTCCAAGCTCCATGACCTGACAGCTGCTTCTCTGCATGCCCAGTATAAGGGTATCGATATCGTGATCCCTCACTGCTGGTTTCCCATTGTGGCCGCCACAGAAAAGGCTGACCAGGATAACATTCCGCTGTTCGGCTGGAAGGATGACGGCTGGCTTGAGATGTGCAACACGCCCACCAATGACCACTTACGTGTGGTCGCGTGGTTCGTGGCCATGCGGGATATGGGCTTCCGGATCGCCCAGGTAGGCCATGACAGGAAGTTTTGCCGGGAGTATTTCACTGGCATGAAGAAGGCCGGCTTCCGGGTGATTGACCAGCCGCAGCTTTTCTACAAAAAGTCCGAGGGCTTCCGGCATGTTGAAAAGCAGATGCTCAACCGCAAGCTGTACTACCTGGACAGCGAGGCCTATGAGTACTGTGTCCAGAATGTCGCGGCTCAGGAAAAGACCGACGATGCCATCCAGTATGAAAAGGTCGAGGATAACCGCAGGATCGATATTTTCGATGCAGACGTCTTTGCGACGGTGCGCATGCTGGAGGATCAAGAAAAATCAGACCGCGCCCAAGGTTGGTTCGGAAAGGGTGAGAAAACATGAACATTGCGAATCTTTTGCGGACCATCCGTGGTCCTTCCAAGAAACGGAGCAACGGGTCCCTGGCATTTGTACTGAATGACTCAGATCTGTGTGCTTCCGGATATACCCGGTTGTGCGATATCCCGGAGATTCAGACCGCGTGCCTCCGGATTGCGCAGCTCATCGGATCCATGACCATCTATCTGATGGCCAACACGGATAAAGGCGATGAGCGGATCCAAAACGAGTTGAGCCGGAAAATCGACATCGAGCCGTGCGGCAATATGACGAGATCCCAGTGGATGACCAGCATCGTGATGACGCTCCTGCTTCACGGGGATGGGAATTCTGTTGTGGTGCCGCATACCAGGGAGGGCATCCTGCAGTCCCTGGAGCCTATTGCGGCCTCCCGGGTAAACCTGCAGCCGATGCCGAACAGCTACACGGATTACTGCATCTATATCGATGGTAAGCCCAGGGATCCGGATAACGTGCTGCATTTTGTGTACAACCCAGATCCCACGTATCCATGGCGGGGTAAAGGATTGAGCGTATCCCTAAAGGCGGTAGCGGACAACCTCCGGCAGGGGCAAAAAACTGTGAACGCTTTCCTGAAGAGCGAGTGGAAACCTTCCATCATCGTGAAAGTGGATGCGCTCACGGAGGAATTCGCGAGCCCTGAAGGCCGTCAGAAGCTGCTTGATTCCTATCTCAAGCCTGCACAGCCTGGCCAGCCGTGGATGATCCCGGCGGAAGCATTCCAGGTGGAGCAGGTCAGGCCGCTGAGCCTCGCGGACCTGGCCATTAAAGACACCATGGAGCTGGACAAAAAGACCGTGGCTTCCATCCTCGGCGTGCCGGCATTCCTGTTGGGCGTGGGTGCTTTCAACAGGGATGAGTGGAATAACTTCATTCAGACTACGATTCGCAACTTGGCCCAGAGCATCCAGCAGGAGCTGACGCGGGGCCTGATCCTCAGCCCTAAGTGGTATTTGCAGTTCAACCTTTGGTCGCTTATGGATTACGACCTGAAGGCGACCTCGGATATCCTGCTGGCTGGAGCCGATCGTGGATATGTCTGCGGTGACGAATGGCGCACCAGGATGAACCTGTCGCCGGCAGGCCTGAAGGAGTACAAGGTGCTGGAGAATTACATCCCGTATGAGGATTCCGGAAAGCAGAAAAAGCTGGTGCAGAACGAATGAACCTGACATTGTCTTGTCCGCATGCGGAATACCGCGAGGAGATGCGGATTTACTGCAAAGTGGCCGGAGGGCCGTGCGCACATCAGCGGTTTAAAAGCTGTAAAGGCTGGTGGGTGCTCACGGATCAGGCAGATGCCTGTCCGGCCAGAGAGGAGGACTTTACCTATGATCACAAGGGATCATCGACAGACGCGCAGTATCACCGCTAAGTTTGAGACGCGGGAAGATACTGCTGGCCGCCACATTGCCGGCTATTTTGCTGTTTTTAATACAACCTATAATATCGCACACGGCTTGAGTGAATCCATTGCTCCCGGTGCGTTTACTAGGACGCTGATTGAACAGCCTGATGTCAGAGCGCTGATCAATCACGATACCACACTGGTGGTGGGCCGTACCAAGGCTAGTACGCTTACACTCAGGGAAGACGATCATGGGCTATTCGGTGACATTCTGATCAATCCGAAAGATCAGGATGCCATGAATGCCTGGGAGCGTGTGAACCGTGGTGACGTGGATCAGTGCTCTTTTGGTTTCGATATCGTCTCCGAGGAAACCGAATTCCGCGAGGACGGATCAATCCATTGGACCATCAAGGATGTAGATCTGTATGAGGTCAGCGTGTGTACATTCCCGGCCTACGAGGCCACCAGCGTCCAGGCGCGTGAGCATGATGCAGAAACTGTGCGTCGCAAGCGGCTGGAAGCCTGGAAAATCAGAATGAAGGAGGAACTGAAGTATGATTAAAGCCCTGATGCTTCGCAAGAAAATTGATCTGAAGCAGAAAGAACTTGCCAAGCTGGCTGAGGCTCGTGCCGATCTGGAGAAGCGCGAAGCGGATGCCACGAAGGCCATTGAGGAAGTCGAAAATGACGAGCAGATGGCTGCTGTCCAGGAGACTGTTGACGCTCTGAAAGTGGAGCGCACCAAGCTGGAAGCTGATGAGAGCGGCCTGAACGACCAGATCCGTCAGCTGGAGAAAGAGCTGGAAGAAACTGAGAAAGAAATGGAAGTCGAGCCTGATCCTGCTCCCCAGCCGGAGCCCGAAGTCCGCGAGAAGAAAAAGGAGGAAAAGAAAATGATCCGTTCCAATGTCATCATGACCCGGCGTGATCGCCTGGCTGAGATGGTTCAGCGCGAGGATGTGAAGGCCTATCTGTCTGAAGTCCGCGCGGCCATCAAGGAAAAGAGAGCCATCACCAATATCGGCCTGCTGATTCCTGAAGTTTTCCTGGGCATGCTCCGTGAAAATATCGAGGAGTACAGCAAGTTGTACAAGCACGTCAATGTGCGTCGGATCAGCGGCACTGGTCGTGAGGTCGTCATGGGTGCTGTGCCCGAGGCAATCTGGACTGACTGCTGCGCCAATCTGAATGAGCTGTCCCTGGTCTTCAACGACGTCGAAGTGGACTG